TAACTGTTAATAGAAGTGGGGATGCTTTCTGAATATCCTCTAGTGCGAATGGCACTTTAGAAGCGAACCCTGTCATAGTATCAAATGCTTTACCGGCATCCTTTGTACTACCTGTCAAGAATTTAAGCCTTACTCTCAGGCTCTCTAAACCTGACGCACTCTTAATGACGGATTTCATTAAAGCACCTGCGCCTAACGCACCCATTGCTCCGTTGAGTGAGAATATCTGGTCTTTTACACGCTTGGCGACATTACCTATGCCTCTTATGCCTGACTTGGCTTTCTCTACGCCATGTGCGCTTACCTTGATTCCCAGTGACGCTACTTGATTAGTTGCCATTTTTATCCTCTAGTTTGAAGTAGGCTATCCAACCATGAAACTCATCCACCGTCATACTATCTATTTCATAAACAGTTTTATGTAAGCGATTCGCAAGTGCGTACTTTGCATATAACTCGGAATCGCTTTTTAGTTTCCCTCTTGTTCCTCAATGGACTGAGCGGTTGATAAATCCCCTACTACTCTTGTAATTACATCGGGTGACACGCCATTCATTAAATTAATCTTATCACTTATATCAAATAACTTTTGACCGTCTTTGTCTAGTGATTTTAGTATTAATGTGCGTACCATAAATTCAAAGTCATCACCTTTAGCAAACTTCCAAAGTGACTTCTTCTCCGCCATAGTAAACGGTGTACAGTAGATAACAGTTTCCCATTCAGGCACTTCAATTAACCTAGTCTCTAGTTTATCAAAATGTGCCTTTGCGTTATCTAAAACACCCATTTACACCGCGCCCCAAGTAACAGCACCATTTACATCAAAACTAATAGATGTCTCAACCATTCCGTCTAGTGTAGTTGATACACCCTTCTCAGTAATGATTGCCGAAAATGTAGCGTAAATATCACCTGTTGTTGCGCCTTCAGGATATAAGTTTAATGTCACTGTAGCACCATTGGTTAAAGCACCTTGACCAGTGGTATTAGTCTCATCCCAGAAAGCAGTCATTGAACCACTTGCCGAAGTTAAACCTACTTGCTTTGTTCTTGCTGTATCGCCTAGTGTTGTGTCATCAATCGTTTCTGCTGATTCTGAAATGCTCCAATCTTTTACTTCAGAGATTGTTACGCTTCCAACTTTTGCTACACCTTCACTGCCTTTATGATTTGCCATTGTCTTTCTCCTTTTTCTTAATTAAGGGCTTCACTACCCATCCAAACTTCTTCATCTCTTCTACCTTGCTTGGGTGAGGGGTTACACCTTCACCACCTTCAGGTGGATATAAAGTTACTTTTTTCATTATTCATCCCTCCAATAAGGAATATTCACATTAATCTGATGCCAAATGTCATCAGTACCGACTGTCTCCATATTAGCAACCCCACAAACTACATCGCCAAACGACCTATTATCAAATATGGCTACAGCGTAATCCGCATATTGTCTTATTGTACTAGTTCCTGAATTGCGAGGGGCGAAGATTTGTACAACAATAACGCCAGTGTGTCTTTTTAGGTTATTAATGGCTCTGTAATCTCCAACACCATTAAGTATATTAAACCGTACCCAATTATCATTATTCGGAGAATCAAACTCTACATTATCCCAAGCAATAGGGGTAAATGTCCAAGTTGCCTCAAACCTATCTTCTATTAGTAATCGTTCATTTACGAATGACATTATTTAAACCTACTCCTAATCTCATTCATGGTAACTTCAACCATGCCTTTAGGTGCTTGTTTACTACTACCCTTTTCTAACAATCCAATATACGATAGAGAGTTAGTAATATAGACATCACGTTTCCCTGAAAACTTCTTAAATGGTTTTGTTGTAGTAGTCTTGTTATCTACAGAAGCGTCAATACTGCCTTCTGACATATTCCAATTACCTCTAGCACGACCTGTATCAACAGGTGTTTTCATAGTTACACCATTCCAAGCATGAAGCGTTATTGTTCTAACAACTTTATCCACCTCTAATCCCGCCTTCTTAGCAAACTTTTTAATGTCGTTATCAAATGACTGTATGCTCATCCTAACTTCCTAATAGTTAAAGTATATGAAGCACCGGCTGGGTCTGTATCAACTTTATTAATCACATGAACCTCTGAGTTCCTAACAATAAAATCATCTGTCTGTGGTGTAAATGTCAATCCCTTAGTCGCAAACAACACTGCAAGTTGTCCTGTATTCCCTACTTCGATTGAGCCAATGCCCACTTCTTCACCAACGACACTAACAATGGCTTTAACCTCAACATCTGTAGCATTATGTTCCATTTTTCCTGAATACACATCATAGATATGATTCGTATGTATTCTGTATATAACTGTTTCCGCTATGTTTCCTGTTGCGGTTACAGCCGAACTTACAGCGTTAATTAGTGCGTCTCTTAGCCCCATTATGCTCTAACTACTTTTACTGTTCCAAATTTTGACCTAGCATTTATATCTCCCCAACCTCTCAACATTTCTTGCACAATGTCGGGTAATACTGCTGACGTATCGTTTTTATCAAATGTTAATGAGATAGAGCCAACGCCCATACTTGATATTCCTTTACTATCAGAATTAAGAGTTAAGTCAGCACCAAGCAAATGTCTAGCAAATTCTGCGGTTGCGTTCTTTACTGCTTGAGGATGTTCTGTTGATGATACTGTTTGACCATCGTCTGTTACGCCTGTTCTTCCCCATGCTAATGATTGCGTTGAGGTTGCTCTTGCTCCTGACCAATCTACCTTCTCGTCTAAGATACGAGTAGACATCTTTAGTGCTATTTCTTTGTTAGCAGTTGAAGCCGTAGTCCAAGTGGTTGCGTATAAGTGTATTGCGTGATAGGCATCTGCGTCTGATACTGTAATGTAACTATCTGCTGATGAGCCATTTACTGTTGCGTCTAATGCCATAATCTTTCCTAAATAAGTACCCCCGACTTGTTCACATTGAGCCGGAGGATTTTTATATCAAACAGTATTAGTTATTAATACCCTTCAACATTGCTAGACCTTTCTCAGAGAAGTTAGCAAGTCCATTGTAGAACTTAACACGAGTGATTGTCTCGTCTTTAGTCTCAGATGTACCAACTTCTTCAACAGATACACCTGCGTCACTTGAAGCAGTCAAACCTGCGATACCGTGTGACATAGAACCATCGTCTACTGTACCCATAAGGATTGAAGTACAAGTAGATGAAGTGCCTTGCGTCTGAGTTACCGGAATATAGTCATTACGGAAAATCGGAATACCACGGTATGAAGGAACTTGCTTACCTGATGGTAATGTAATTACTTCACCGATACCTGCGCCACCTAATGCTCTTAGTAGAGCGTAGTATGAGCGAATAGTACGAGCATTCATCATTAAGTAATCGACCTCACCATCCTTATCAGTAACTAAATCAATAGCCTCGTCGAGCAAGTCATAAGATAAAGCAGAGCCATTCGTTGCGCCTGATTTAGTTTGACCACTTGCCACTAATCCTAATAGACCGCTGATTTGGTTACTAGAGCCAGTACCGTTAATCATCTTATCTTGGAAAGCACGACCAATCGACTTCGCTTTAGAAGCAACTTGTGCGGCTTTTTGGTCAGTGATATTTGAGCGTGTTGCTTGGATTAAACCGTTAACTTCCGCATCACCTACTAATGTAGTCAGACTAGTTGTAATCTGTGTGAAAGTTGCCGGTGCTTTACCTGCTGAAATTGTTGAGCCAACACCTGTCCACTCACTTGCACCCAACACGTTCTCACGGTTGTAGGCTAATGAGTTACCATCAATAGATTGAAAAGGTAAGATGTCGTAAAATGGATTTACCGTAATGATGTTTTCAATAACACCGGCTACGAGCATATCCTGTGAAAGTTTGGCTGATTCAGCCAGAGTTACAGATGCCATAAGCATATCTCCTATATAGCCCGCGTATAAAACGAGCAGAAAAATTATTATTCTACTACTATTTCACCACGGGTTCAATGTAGGGTTAATCGCCATACTATGACGAGTTATCGCTAATATATCATAAGATTGAAGTAAATAGAACCTTTTTAAAAAAAACACCCCAATTAAGGGGTGCTAAAAAACTTTCAAGAGGAGAGAGTATTTTTAATTACTTGGCAAATCCTACCTGTAATTTCTCTAATGCCGTCATATCTTTAGAACCCGCGCCTACAAAGTTCTT